TTGGTCTCCATAGCGGCGATGGCGGTGTCGATTGCGCGGTCAAGGTCTTCTCCTGACCGGTACTCATATATTTCCGCTGGCATTCCATCAATCGTTGCTCCATCAAGCCGATGGTCGATGACTGGCTCAATGTCATGATTTGGATTGCGCAGCCACCGATACCGCGCCGCATCCCTCATCTCTGGCGCAAGCAGGGCGTAGGCGGCTTGGAAGCCAATAGCTGCAGCTCGGCGATCTGCGTGCTGAGTAACCTTCTTGGCTTCTGGCGAGCACCACCATGCTTCAAATGCCGCGTCTCTTTTCTCGCTCTCCGTCATGTCGCCTCCCGGTTATCAGCGATGTACTGATCGGCGAGCTTTGCCGCCAATTCGTCATCCGAAATTCCAAGCGCTCGTGCAATGGTTCGGCGTGCTTGCGAAGCCTGCGAACGCGAGATTGTTGGTCGCTCCATTTGGCAAGATGGGTCAAAATCCGTGACGCCCATGCGGATGTAGTCCGCCGAATACGTCCAGGGGTAACGCCCGTTGCTCTTATCCATGTCTTCCTCGTAATAGTTAAATGTTAGACAATCCGTTAGAAAAGATAAGGAACAAGCACACAATCGCAAACAGAATGTTTGGATGTTCCTCAGCCATGTAAGTTACCCAGTTCTTTAGCATATAGCCTCCATGTGTCAACTGTAGGTTGTGCTTAACATCCAGTCAAGTTCTATTACAAACTAAATTAGAGCACTTCCTCTAGGAACTTCTAGAATATCTGACGTCTAATGATTACTTTTAACTGTGCGCAATAAGGGCTGCCTAGAGCAGCCTAAGGCGCACATATAAATAAATAAAGCCACCCTAAAGGTGGCTTTTAGTTTACTTATGGGTAAGTTTACAGTCCGGAGGTAGTGGGATCGTGGTTTGGCAAGTTACATTCTCAGGTGGTTTAAGAATCGTTTCTTGTTGCTGCACAGGCTGTACGTCGTCTTCTCCACCGCCGCAGGCTCCGAGTGCCCCAACCAAAATCAGGGGGCATACCTTAAGAAATAAAGTCTGAACCATTTCCAACCTCTCTTTCATATAAGAAAAACTTTTACATTAGATGAACCCAGGCATATAGGTACGTAACAATACACGCGATGTATGCTGTGCCTGCTGCCATGGCAATTACAAACGGGGTTACTACAGTGTTCATGCTGTGGCTCCTTGCTTCTCGGCTTTGGCGAGAACCGTCTTGATTTCCAGATCAAGCGTTGAATTTCCGCCGCTGTCTTCATTCAAGAGACTTGGGCACTCACCCCATACAAGGCAGTGGAGCGACTTCAACGCCTCCACCAACTCCCCCACCAAGTTCTCGTGCTCCGCCACGCGCTGCGCGGCTTCGGTGTCATTCACTCGCATGGGTGGCTCCGGTGGCTTTCTGTACGGTTGCAAGCGCAGATTCGATGACCTCAGCAGCCTTGTCGTATGCCTCTGCGATGTATCGGTACGGTTCGCCCATGAAATCTTTGGTGTATGCCGTGCGGCAACGGTGAGCCGCTCGGCGCAGTTCGTCGGCACGGGCCCTAAGACTGTCCGTGACGAGGGGCCGACGCGATTCGCATGTCATCCACTTTGGCTGGCTAGCGTCCTTCGTATCCATGTCTGCTCCTTGGTAGCGGTCAGGCGGCGTCGAACGTCAGCGCTTTGAGCTTGCTGATGCGATCAAGGATTTCCGCTTGCGTTGCTGCGAATGCCGCGCGCACCTTTTCGAGTTTCTTTTCGAGCGATGTGATTTCTGCCGAGCGGATGTCGAAACCTTCCGGCAATTCGATGTGGGCGACGTGCGGACAGATCTGAATCCAGTCGCTGTCGGCGCCCACTTCAAAGTCAAAGAAGGTGAATTCGGTCTTGCCGTCCCAGCCTTGCTTGGCGTACAGCCAGCCCTTGATCTCGATGGTTTTCATGCTCATCCCCTGTGTGTTGTTCGGTGGTGGGTTAGGCGATGTCGCGCAGGTATTGGCTGTAGGTCGTCACGTAGGAAACGTGCTGATCGTTCCCGGTGACTTGAAAAACAACTACGGCGATCTTCGCTTGGTCACCATCTTTGATGGCGCCTTGGATGCTGATCGAATCTGCGACAGCGTTCCGGATCGCCACGTCGTCGGTACTGCCTTCGCTAAGGCTTTCGATGGTCCGGTACATCAGCTTTGCGCGGTAATACATTTCGTCATCCCCAGTTAGTCAGATACGGTTAAGCGCAGCCTGTTGGTGCGCAATAGATTGCTGAACGCTGTCGGTTGCCGCTTGGCCGACGTAGGCCATGGCTGCGGCAATGATTGCTACGGAAATTAGTCTGTACATTTGTAACCCCGCGTTGTTGATGGCTCTACTATACTTGATTTTAAGCACAACGCTAATTGATTGTTCCTATAGTGTACTTAGGATCAATAGTTAGCCCCAAATCTTGTAAGCAAGCCTTTCCAGGGCCTCCAATACTGCCCCAATAGCAATCAGGCCAAGCCAGATCAGGAAGCATAGAAACCCTGCCAGGAATACGAAATTAAGCACTGCGCTGATGATTTCCATGCTACCCTCCAGAATAAATGCGCCCATTACGCCGGGCGCAGCGTCCCACCCTTAAACCGTGATTAGTTTTACCTTGAACTCAAGTTCTGGCCGGATCAGCGGGCTATTGGAGAACTTCTTAGCCAATGCATAGGCCGCTGGCGGACTCATTACATGGTTCTTTAGCTTGTTCTTCACAAGCATTGTCTTTCCCGTATTGCGGTCATAGACCTTAACAACTGCCATTTGCTTCTTGCTGTGCGTGATTTCCATTTCGACACCGATGAAAATCCCCCGCTAGGTTGGTATGAAGTATTGTTTGACTAAACTGTAAGTCTTAGTTTGCTACTTGTCAAGCTATTGTTTGATCTTTTTCACAACAACACGCTGACCGTTGCATATAGGAGACACAATACCAGCCTTCTCTAGTCGTTCCAGGTAGATAGCGGCCTGTTTGTATCCACACCCTAGCTCACGATGTAGCTGTGCTACCGATGGAATGCCGGTCCTAAGCACAGCATCCCTTGCTTGAATGTACTGATTAGTTCTCATCATCTACCTTCCAAGCTTCTACCACTTCTATAACATTCACCATGTTTTGTTCAGGACGGTCACAGTCAGAGAACCAGAAGTACACCCCGTCGCTTACCCCCTTACGCACATGCCCCCTAACGATAGCCTTAACCGTCACCAAGCAAGGCGGCTTTCCCAATTCCCATTCAGTACGCATAAGTTTCTCCTCGATCCTGCGCACAACAAGTAACACTAGTAGAGAGAAGTATAGGAGAGGACAGAGGATGCGTTAGCATCTAAGCTTAGGATGTTGTCTGTGTACAACAGCAATAGTTTAATTAATGTATTGGGTATCTCCCCATCAACTGGGAGAATAATCTAAAAAGATATACCACAAAGTATAATGCAACTGAGTTGCATTATATTAGATCATGGGGTTGCTTAAAAACCATCCCAACATCAGCAACCCATCCTAAGCCATTGATTTATAACGAATAGCCTACTTCATTCTATTTGTCATATTACAGATTATGAGGCAGATTCACTTAGAATGTGGCTCCTACTCCATTTCCCGGGGCAGGGGAGGGGGAAATTTGGACCATACGGTTTCTGTAACACCCACCTTAAATCATTGCTGCAAAAATAAAAAGCGTATAGGGCCTGTTTATAGGGCCTACAATCGATTATTTAGGTCACGTATAGGGGTAGGTAGCTGCGTACCGTTTAAATGGAATAGAGAGGGGTTTAGAGGGTCCCCTATAGGGGACGGCCCGGCAGGCCGTCTACGGGTGGGACCAAACACATGTGATCTATAAATTGGTATCTGACCCCATTTAAATTGTGCCAACTTGGGTTGAAGTGGCACAGAGGTATTCTCTCCTATACAGGAAACAGACACAATTCAATTTTTACAAACGGTAGATATATAATAAATAAGCCGCCTCCAGGGCGGCTTCATTACACAACTATTAAATATTACTTAATACTTATATATGTGCGCCTTAGGCTGCTCTAGGCAGCCCTTATTGCGCACAAGGGATTGATTGCGCGCATCTAGCGCCTTTGGGGCGCTCCTGTAGCGCGCTTATAATATAAAAATAAATATATGTGCCATATGACAATTTTTTCTTTGAAAAGTTCCTAGAGCTTTTGTTCTAATTCTAATTCTTGCTATTTGTTTAAGTTGTGCTATAGTCTGTAGTGATGCTACAGCCATACTATGCATGGCCTACATGTATCCGGTTCCAGGTGCCGTACAGCTTGGTGGCAGCTTGGGATAGACAAGCGTTTCACGCATGGCGATTGCCGCGAAAGCGGTGCAGGCACTTTCCGGGAGCCAGCCTCAAGAACAGTCGCCAGCCGTGAGGGATTCTAGGGCGTAGCCCGCGACACCGCCCATGGATGTACAGTGGTGGTCCCTCAACCTCTACGGACTTGATTCCCCTATGGCATGATGGTCCAACTTCATTATTTTTATGATTTTCAGCAGACGCTGAAATATTTAGAAACAGTGATATTTTAAGGATCCTAAATGGATAGCGTAGTCAATACTGGCTGTGTAAATTTGAAGGACTTATGGCCTTTAGTATATGCGAAGTATAAAGGTCAATATGTCGTTGATTCAGAAAAGGATTTGCACCCCACATCAGTGGGGTGCCGTGCCCAACATCGACCAGACGCGTGAGAGTAAAGACACAGGTAATCGCCAGGAAGACATCTGGAACGCTCTTCAGAGTATGTACTGATATGTGGGTCAGGAAGCACTTGGGAGGTTATAAAGAGTCTATGAAGACTGCCCAAGAGATTGAGCCTACCATAGACGATTTAAGTCGGTACTTCGGATGTCCCAAGGAAAATCTCGCAGTAGAATGCTATGGTGTAGACGTACGTGGTTGGGGCCAGACATATATTGTAGTTGTGGATGGTCGTGTCGTTGGGTTTTGTGATTGTATGGTTGAATAAGCGGGCGTAGCTCAGTTGGTAGAGCTTTTGCCTTCCAAGCAAAATGTCGTGGGTTCGAGACCCATCGCCCGCTCCAATGCCCGAGTGATGAAACTGGTAGACATAGCGGACTTAAAATCCGCAGCCATGAGTGCGTGCCGGTTCGATCCCGGCCTTGGGCACCAATCCTTGTAAAATTATGTCGGATAATAAATACTTGGAATATAAGTATGGGTGGATTGATCCAAGAGAGCACCCTCCGGAAGAAGATGAAACATTAAGTATGTATTTCTATAGGTTAGAAGCATTGTGGGAACAGCAGCAACCCGATCTGAAACAGAAAGTTACAAAAGATTAGGGAACTTTTTATTTTAATGTAATTCTAATGGGGCGTACAAGTTAGTAATCATTCACATGTCAGTTCCACAGCCCCAAAATTCTATCTATCCGGAGTCCGTTAAGGATGACGTGGTGCTTCAGTATTATAAGCTGGGGACGCTGAAGGCGGCTGCGGAAGCAGTGGGAGTGAATTACCAGACTGTCAAAGCCTGGGTAAAGCATGATTGGTGGCAGGATAAGCTAAACAAGGTCAAGACTGAAGCAGATAAGCAGTTTGACCGGAAACTGTCCAAGATCATCGATATGGCCTCAGACGCTATTGAGGACCGTATTCAGAACGGGGATGTCCGGGTTCTAAAGGACGGTACAGAAATTCGTGTACCGGCCAACTTGATCCAGCTAGGCACAATCTTGGGGATCAGCTTCGATAAACGTGCGGCGATCCGCAAGACCCCAGTTACGGACCAGTCTCCGACAGACATTCTAGCCCAGTTAGCACAACGGCTGGAGAAACTAGTAGATAGTAAAGCCCCACCCGTTATTGAGGCAGAGGATGTCAAATTTCAGGATGTCCAAGGAACACTTAAAGACTTCGCATCTGTACCGGATGGGTCTGAAGTGGAAGAAGAATGAAATTATTGTCACTCTTGTTTATTGGGATCGTATTCATACTGATCTTCTCCCAAGACTAGATCATATGTATGCCAAAGCAATTAATGCTCGATTTCAGTGTCTTTGCCTAGGGTTTCTAAAGTTTAAAGTAAGTTTTTCAGTAGGGTACGCGGTTGCAGACCAAGAAGATCAAATTAACCCCGGCTCTTATTGAGGGCTTCCAGAGGGCCTACCTACTTAACAATTTTGACAATCCTGCTCCGACCCCGGAGTTTCACCGGGAAATCTGGGAGGATTTTTGTTGTGAGCATCGATTTGTTGCGCATGCCGCCCCTCGGGGGCATGCTAAATCCACCGGGGTTACGCATACCTGTACTCTGGCGCTAGTACTTTTCCGTATCCGTGACTTTGGCGTCATTGTCTCTGATACGGAAGGGCAGGCTAGTAAGTTCCTCAAAGACATCGCTACCGAGATTGAGGAAAACGACGACATCAAGCGAGACTTTGCCATCAAGGGTTTCATCAAGAATACTGAAACCGAGATTGAGGTAGAGTTCATTGATGGATCTAGGTTTTGTATTATCGCTAAAGGCTCCGAGCAAAAGGTCCGGGGCTTGAAGTGGCGCAATAAGCGCCCAAATTTCGTTGTGGGAGATGATCTAGAGAACGATGAAATCGTCCTCAACCCTCAGCGCCGCATAAAGTTCAAGTCATGGTTTATGAATGCCTTGATCCCTTGCGGGAGTAAAAATTGTATCTACAGAATCGTAGGTACAATCCTCCATTTTGACAGTCTACTTCAAAATCTTCTAGAAAACAAGAAGACTTGGAAAAGTAAAATATTTAGGGCTCACGCAGCATTTGACGATTTTTCGGACCTTATTTGGCCCGAACAATTTGACGAGGCCCACTACAGAACGCAACGAGAACAGTACATTGAACAGGGTATTCCAGAAGGCTACAGCCAAGAATACCTGAATGAACCGTTCTCTGAGCAAGCCAGCTTCTTTAAGCGGGCGGACATTGTTGATTACAAGCCCTCAGATTACGACGCAGACAAGGTGTACTACTGTTCGGTGGACTTGGCTATTTCCCAGAAAGAATCAGCCGACCGGACAGTATTTATGGTGGCGGGGGTGAACACTCATGGCATGGTGTTCATTGAGCATGTAGTTAAAGGCCGGTTTGATCCTCTGGAAATTATCGATATCTTTTTCCAGATCCGGGATATGTATGAGCCGGAAATGTTCTTTGTGGAAGCGGGGGCTATACAGAAGTCGATTGGACCGTTCCTGAACGAAGAACAGGTAAAGCGTAACAAATTTGTTAGTTTGAAGCTGGTATCCCCAGCAAAAGATAAACAGACCCGAGCACGATCCATCGCTGGCCGAATGAAGGCCGGGGGCGTCAAATTTGATAAGAAGGCGGATTGGTTCCCAGAATTAGAACAGGAACTTTTACAGTTCCCACGCGGGAAACATGACGACCAAGTAGACGCCCTTGCCTATCTCGGTTTGGAGCTAGCAGAGCTTATCACGCCCCAGACAGAAGAAGAACAAGAAGAAGAGTACTGGCAGCAGATACAGCGAGATGACAATCAAAACCGCAATCGTGTGACGGGTTATTGAGGCCGCCCGGTCTCTTATTTATAAGGCGCAATAGTGGAGCTTAAGCAACATCTAAACCTCGACAAAATCCTGGATTCCGACAATGTGGCGGAGTTCATGGATAATGACGATCTCGATTATATCGGGAATTGTGTCTTTAACGACTATGAGAACGACAAGAATAGTCGTGCGGACTGGGAGACCCGTTATGCAGAGGCCATGGAAATGGCTATGCAGGTCACACAGCAAAAGACTTTCCCGTGGCCGGGCGCATCGAACGTCAAGTTCCCGCTCATCACCATTGCTGCCTTGCAATACCATGCCCGTGCTTATCCGGCCTTAGTACCTTCGGAGCATGTGGTTAAGGCTCGTATTATTGGTGAGGACACTGACGGATCCAAAATGGCCCGCGCCAAGCGGGTAACGGAGCATATGGACTTCCAAGTCACTGAAGAAGATACTCAGTGGGAAGAAAGTATGGACAAGCTGTTGCTTGTGCAGCCTATTTTGGGCAGTGCCTTCAAGAAAACCTATTTTGACACTGCAAAGGGCCATAATGTTAGCGAGTTGGTCTTTCCAAAAGATTTGGTGGTCAATTATTATACCACTTCTCTTGAAACTGCTAGCCGTGTTACGCATGTTATTTATTTAACGCGCAATCAGTGCTACGAACGGCAAAAAGCAGGACTTTTCTTAGAATTCACGGAAGGGAAAACTCCCACTCCGCCCAAGGCTGACGCTATCACAGACAGCCGGGATCAAGAACAAGGCATCACGCCGCCCCCGCTAGACGCGGATACTCCCTACACAATTCTCGAACAGCATCGGCTGCTTGATTTGGACGGGGATGGGTACGCGGAGCCTTACATCGTTTGGCTTCGAGAGGACACCAAACAGGTGCTGCGCATTGTGGCGCGCTTCCTAAAGGAAAATGTCACCTATACGAAGGACGGCGAACACGTCCAGTCCATCAAAGCCGAACACTTTTTCACCAAATTCCCGTTCATTCCAAGCCCAGACGGCGGCTTCTATGACATGGGGTTTGGTCTTCTGTTGGGTTCCCTGAACCACGCAATCGACACAGCCATCAATCAAATGATTGACCAGGGTACGATGTACAGTACCAGTGGCGGCTTCTTAAGCCGTGGTGTGCGAGTCCGTGGCGGGGATTATACGTTCCGACCCAACGAATTTAAACGCACGGATACCTCTGCCGAGGAACTTTCCAAGGGTATTGTCCCGCTCCCGACCCGGGAACCTAGCTCCGTTTTGTTCCAGTTACTGGGGCTGATGATCGAATACGGCACCAAGATCGGTATGGCAACCGATCCTTTGGTCGGCCAGAATCCGGGTCAAAACACCCCTGCGGAGACTTCCCGCAACACAATCGCTCAGGGCGAGAAGGTATTTAACGGAATCTACAAGCGTACCTATCGCTCGCTTAAAGAAGAGTTCCGCAAGCTTTATCATCTGAATTATCTCTATGCCGATATTCTGGCTCCGAATGGGAAATACGAGTATGGCGGCGGTTATGCGCTATATGAAGACTATTTTGAGTCAGATAAATCAATTGTTCCTGCTGCGGACCCGAATATTTCGTCGGAAACCCAGCAAGTAGCACAGGCAACGACGGTCTACCAGTTATCCACGAATACCCCAGGCTTTGATCGGTACCAAGCCACCAAGCGTCTACTTGTGGCCCTTAAAGTGCCCGACATTGAGCAGATTTTCCCTGATCCGAAAGGCCCCAACGCCATTCCGCCTCAGCCGAATCCCAAAGTTCTTATTGAACAGGCCAAAGAACAGACTAAGCAACTCAAGATTCAGACAGAAAAGGATATCAAACTGGCCCAGTTGGCACAAGAAGCCGAGCACGCTCAGGCTGAAATGGTCAAGCTGGAAGCCGAAGCTATCTTGGCTCTTGCGAAAGCGCGGGAGACAGATAATGGGCATGCAATTGCCCTACTTAATACCATGCTAGGGGCTGCAAAACAGCGTCAAGAGGGTATTTTCTCCATGATTGAGGTACTACTTAAACAGAAAGAGGTAGAAAACAATGCTGACTCGACAGCAATGGGAAAGCTGGTTAAGCCAAAGCGAAACCCAGGAAGTAATGGAAGCACTCAAAAACGAGTACAACCGGGATCTTGATCGATTTGTGGAAGGCGAATACAACCTTCCGAACCCAGAAATGGCCGCACGTGCATCTGCACGCCTCCAACAGAAGTTGGCGACGTTAAAGCAGATTTTTACGATGGGCTACGGTGAATTTGTGGATCTGGCACGAAATGATTAATGAATCTGGTTTCCATCCACGAGGTCCGCGTGTCCTCATCAAGGTGGATAAAGTAGAGGAAGTATCGGAAGGCGGCATCATTCTAGCGCAAGATTTGGTCAATAAGGAACAAAATGCTCAAATTAAGGGCGTTGTGGTCGAAATTGGCCCGGATTGCTGGATGGACACCCCTCTTGCAAGAATTGAGATGGCAATGGGCAAAGACCCAACCGCTTGGTGCAAGGTGGGAGACCGGGTGCAAATCGGCAAATATGCCGGAAATCGCCTTATTGGAAAGGATGAGCAGGAATATCGAGTAGTAAACGACTTAGATATTGTAGGAATTGAGGAATGAGCGACGAAATTATCGATAACGCCGATACCGGCGGTGGTGACGCTGATGTAGCAGCGATTGAAGCAGAAGCACGGCAACAAGGCTGGAAGCCGCTTGATGAATTTGAAGGCAACCCGGACCATTGGCGTGATGCTGCTGAGTTTCTTGAGTTTGGGCAGCGCCTGAACCCGATTCTTCGCAAAAACAACGAGGAATTGAAGAAGCAAATTCAGGAAATTAAAGGCCAATTTGACCAATACAAAAACACTGCCTCGGAAATTATCCGTATGCAGAAGGAACAGGTCAAAAAGGAATATGACAGTCAGATTAATTTCCTGAAGAGTCAAATCAAAGCCGCCCGGGCAACCGGAGATTATGATACGGCGGCAGAGTTTGAGGATCAGTTAGATAACCTGCGAGAAAACGCCCCGGATTTCCCCAGCGACAAGCCCGCACCCCAAGCACAGCCCTCGTTGTTCTCCCAAGACGAGTTCAAAGCATGGGTACAAGACAATGCTTGGGCAGAAAAAGACGCAGGGTTGAGCGCAGCAGCTACCGGCTATGCAATTCAGCTTGGGCAGCAAGGTATTCGCGGGATGGAATTGCTGCAAGCCGTGGAACAGCAAATCAAGGCTAATTTCCCGGAAAAGTTTGCAACCCGCAAGCGTGCCAACATGGTAGAGGCTCCGACCGGCGGCGGTAACACCCGTAGCACTGGCAAAGTCACGTATGACCGCCTGCCTCCGGATGCAAAAGCGGCATGCGATGCATTCGTTAAAGAGCATCCCAAACTTGGCCGAGAAGAATATCTTCGCCTTTATAACTCGTAATCAAAATCATGGCAAATCTGACTAGTGAAGAAAAACAACGCCGTGCGGAACACATGAAGAAGGTGAACGCCGCCCGCCGTGAGAAAAAGGCGGAATCGCTTGCAGAAGCGGTTTCCGCACAACCAGAAGAAAAGGCAGTACGTACAGAAGCAGACCGAAAAACTCGCCAGCGTCGCGGGGTTTTTAACGGTACTAATCTCAAGTTAGAAGTCAACGGAGAAGTCCCTGGGTACAAGTTGCATTGGATGAACGACTATCCGGGACGTATCGCAAAGGCTCAGGAAACGGGCTGGGAGTTTGTTACTCGTCAAGAGGTAGAACTTCCCGTCAGTACCAAAGCCTTGGACCCCAACACTGATCTGGGCGAAAAAGTTAGGCTGGTAGTAGGACAAGGCGAAAAATCGGAGCCTTTGTACGCCTACCTTATGAAGCTTAAGCAAGAATGGTTTGAGGAAGACCAAGCCGACATGCAGCAAGCGATCACGGATCGTGAGCGCGCCATGATTCGCAGCAATGGCTCTAACGCAGACCGAATTGAAAACACATATGTTCCGGGCGCTCTTCCGGGACGGTCGAAACCCGCATTATCGATTCGGCATTCTCTGGAGAAAAGCGCCTCCTAAATAATTATGGAGGTTTATTTTGGCAAACGTAATTAATCCTTCGGGTTTTCAACCGATCCGAACGGTTAGTGGCAGCCCCTACACTGGTGGGGGCAACATGTACTACATTCCGGCTTCGGATGGTAGCGCTTATTACATCGGCGATCTGGTGACTACGGTTGCCGGTGCCGATGCTAACGGCGTCCCGCAAATTGGTAAGGCAGCTTCTGCGGCTACCCGCCTGCGCGGCGCGATTGTTGGCGTGTATGTGGTGCCGCCCAACGGCCCGACATCGTTAAACGGCGCGGCCCTTCCGTTGGAGCTTATCAGCATCCCGGCTAGTAAGTCGAAAGACTATTACGTCTTGGTTGCGGATGACCCCGAACTGCTGTTTGAAGCACAAGACGACGGTACTACCAACCTTGGTGCCTCTGCTGCTAACAAGAACATCGATTTCACGGTCGCTACCCCGTCGGGTAACGGGCAGATTTCGGCATCTGTTCTGAAGAATAGCACGGTCGCTACGACGAGTACCCTTCCGCTCAAGCTGATCGGTCTCAAGCAAGTGACTAACAACCAGTTGACTAACTATGCTCGTTGGGTTGTGAAAATCAACGTCCATGAGCTTGGCGGTCAGACTGCTGGTGCTTAATAATTAATAAGGAGGTAAAATGGCTGGTGTAATTAATACTGGGACTTCTCCGAAGGCCCTTTGGCCCGGTATTTTTAGTTGGTGGGGCCGTGGTTATGACGAAACCACTCAAGAATGGAAGCCGCTGTTTGATGTTCATACGTCGAACAAGCAGTATGAAGAAATCGTAGGTATCACCGGTTTTGGCCTTGTTCCGCAAAAGGCTGAAGGCTCGATGGTCAACTACGACTCCGAATTCCAAACCTATGTGACGCGCTTTGTGCACGTGGCCTATGCTCTGGGCTATGTGGTTACGCACGAAGAAATCATGGATAACCTGTATTCGCAGGTTTCGATGTCGCGTGCACAGGCTCTGGGCTTCTCGTTCCGTCAGACCAAAGAAAACGTTGCTGCAAACGTCTATAACCGTGCGTTCAACTCGTCCTACACGGGCGGTGATGGTGTGTCCCTGCTGAACACCGCTCACCCGCTGGCTGGTGGTGGTACGTTCTCGAACAAGCTGGCAGTGGACGCCGACCTGTCGGAAGCATCGCTGGAAGACTTGACGATTCAGATTATGGGTGCTGTGGATGATCGCGGCCTGCTTATCAATCTGATGCCGCGTAGCCTGATTATCCCGCGTCAAGAAATCTATAACGCACAACGTATCCTGAAGTCTACCTTCCAATCGGGTACGGCGAACAACGATATCAACGCGCTTAACAACATGAATGTCTTCCCGGAAGGCATCAAGGTTAACCGTTATCTCACTTCGCCGCATGCGTTCTTCATCCGTACGAACATCCCGAGCAAGCAAGGCATGATCTGCTTTGAACGTGAGGCACCGCAGTTCACGGAAGACAATGACTTCGACACAATGAACCGCAAGTATAAGGGTTATGAGCGTTATTCGTTTGGTTGGGCAGATCCGCGCGCTCTGTTCGGCAGCAACGGGCCGTAATCAACTCCTTAATTGAGAGTGTGGGGGATCAGTCCCCCATTTAAGGAGAGACTATGAACAAGAAGTTACGCGATCTGATGCATCCGAAACCCGCTAAACGGGACGAAGCATCCAAACCAAAAAACAAGCCTCAGCGCAATGTAAGTAACGGCGGGAAGGCTCGTAAAACTAACACAACCTAATTATGGCTACCAATCGATATAGCTATAATTCAAAGATGGAACTTCCTGACCGGAAAAAGAAAAAGACAAAGCCAGTCAAGGAAACAAAAGTTCCAGCATTCAAAAACAAGAAGTCTAAATCTTAACTCCAAGACGCGCATTAGGCGCGTTCTTATAACGTCTTAGGAGACATTATGCCTACTCCGGTACGCTTTACTTCGGGCTTTACTCAAGATGCCCCGTGGCAACCCCTTGCACAATCGGGTTTCCCGAATCCTTTCTTCTACCATGTTGATGCGGATGATTTCAACGCATTCGGTACGGGCGCTTTCACCGCAACCAACACAGGCAACGGAACTACGGCCCTGACCCCTGTTGATGGCGGTGCACTTCTTTTTACTACTAACTCCAGTACTCCGGCCGGCACGGATGTTTCTTCTATCCAGCGTGCCGCTGCGTCTTTTTCGTTTGTTCCCCAAACCAGTTCGGTAGCAGGTAAGAAATCTTTCTTCCTGACCCGTCTTCAGGTTTCTGATGCAACCAACGCAGCGTTTAACGTGGGCCTGATGAATACGACCACGACCCCGTTTGCAGCTACTGACGGCCTGTATTTTAACAAGGCGTCTGGTGCAGCTAACAACCTGCAATTGGTTAGCATGGTGGGTTCTACCCCGACTACGATTGCAATCCCCACGGCTGCTTATACGCTTGCCAACAACACCAACATTGACCTAGGTTGGTATTTTGACGGCAAGGGCAACGTCTACGCATTTGTAAACGGTAACATGGTGGGCTATATCCCGCAATCGGGTACTGGTAGCACGCTGCCTAACCGTGGTCCGGTGGCTGCGGGGACTCCTACGCTGACCACTGCGGTTCTTAACCCGACGCTTGCGATTCAGTCCGGTACGGCCTCGTCTAAAACAATGACGGTTGACTTTTTCCTCGCTGCCCGCGAACGTTAATCGGAGGTTTTAATGGCTAATGCAACGAGTACTAAAATCTTGCAGGACGGCCAGCGAAACACCCGCATCAAACTGGAAGGGATTCTGGACACAGCAGACTTGAGCTACACAGTGCTCATTCTGCCGTCCACCCTTTCTGATGTTGGACCCGCTGGGTATAAGGCTTCCCAACTCCGTATTGACAAGATCGATTACGACATACAAGACGGAACGTCTGTGCGTGTGTACTGGGACAATTCTACGCCCGCAAACGCTGACCGTGTGTGGGAATTGACTGGCCGTGGGATGGTGGATAACTGCAAGTATCAAGACCTGAACAACACCAAGGCTGCTGGGTTTACGGGCGGTATTGCGTTCGATACCAAGACCTATAGCGGCACTATTGCTGCTGCAACCCCGGTGCAGTTCACCATTATTTTTACACTGGTAAAACAATAATAAATGGGGCGCGCTGATTTTTGGAAACCGGGGGACTATAACGTCATTTGTGACGTTTGCGGCTTTAAGTATAAAGCATCGCAATTGCGCAAACGGTGGGACGGTCTCATGGTTTGCCAAAAAGACTGGAACCCTCGTCAACCCCAGGACTTTGTTAGGGGTATCGCAGATCCACAAGCCCCACCTTGGACCCGTCCGCAGGGGCAAGATGTATTTGTTCCAGTAATTACAAGCATTCTTTTAGATACTAATGGAGACGAGATTAGGGATACTCTCGGCTTCCCAATTTTGGGGACTTCTTAATGCAACAGGGCAGCTACCCTATCGGAACCCGAACAATTAATCTAACTACGGACACCGCAACGGGGGTAGTGACCGGGGCTACCTGCGATATTCCGCTAAACGCTTTAGCGTTGGCTATTCAGCAATATTTAGGACTGACTTTACCAATCGCGATTGCCTCCGGAGGTACCGGGGCAACTACTGCGGCCCAAGCTCGAATTAATTTAGGACTTGGAAGTATTTCCACACAAAATGCCAATGCTGTGGCTATTACGGGTGGAAATATCGATGGAACTCCTATTGGAGCGAATACGCCCTCCTCTGGAGCGTTCAGTAGTGTTACCTCGTCTACCGCAATTTCTGTAAGTAGTGGGGGTACCGGAGCCAGTACGCTTAGCGCCCATGGGGTGCTCATTGGGCAAGGAACTGGGCCGGTGGTAGCGGTTGCTCCAGGAAGTTCCGGCCAACCTTTACTCAGTGGCGGGGGCACAGCAGATCCTAACTATGGAGTTTTGGGAGTTTCTGGTGGCGGGACTGGGGCAACATCTGCTGGAGCTACAGCAGCAAACAATATTGGTGCGCTTGCTATCGCCAATAACCTATCAGATCTAAACAATAAAACTACTGCTACAAGTAATTTAAACTATTTACAAGGAGGAACGGGCAGTGTAGCTAGGTCTGTTCCGTCTAAACTGCAAGATGTTGTCAGCGCAAAAGACTTTGGAGCAGTTGGAAATGGTGTTGCCGATGATACCGCCGCCATCCAGGCAGCTTTAAATTATGTTGCTACTATTGGCGGAGAAGTATATTTACCCAACGGCACTTATAATATTTCATCGTCTTTGACAATGGATACCGGGGTTTATACTCGTGGGATTTCTCTTCGTGGAGCTGGAAGAAATACAATTATCAATGTTACAGCGGCTGGGGTAGATGCTATCAAATTCTCTACCACGCAATTCTTGCAAAATTCGTGGATTAGGGATCTACAAATCACAAACACGTCTTCTGGTGGGCACCTTATTAATATTGTTTATGGGTGCACTACTTGTTTTATTGATAATGTAGAACTAAACCAAACTAACACTGCAAAATCTTGCATTTACGGGGATTACTCCGCAAGTGGCGGAGGAGTTTACGATACTAAGTTCCGTGGAGGGAATTGGATTGTCCCAGTAGGATCGACCGTTCCGGGGGTTCAATTCAAGGCCAATGGTACTATTTTTAATGAAAACCTTTTTGAAAACCTGCGGCTGTATAATGCTACTGGCACACAATTTTTTAATATTGGGATTGTAGCAGGATCAAACTGGCTGACTAATAACACCTTTAAAAACCTCAATTTTGAAGTGTGTAAGGGTGGGGCATTCCAAATCAGTTCTTTTAAGAATTGTAATTTCCAGAATATTTCTTTTTGGGATGCCAGCGGGGCGTACACTCAAGACATCATCTTGATGACCTCGGGAACCGGGCTAGAAGCAGTAGCTAACACATTTACTAATGTCGCAAGAAACGGAGACACAGTAACTGCTGGAAAATATGATATTAATATTCAATCCGGCCAAGACACTGTTGTAATTAATTGTTATACACAAACAGGCGATAGCCCGGTTTATAATTTAAATAATAAACGGGTTGTCTGGATTGGAAAGCCTTTCGGGACGGTATCTAATACTGGCGGCTTAACAATCATCAATTCTATTGACGGTATTCGGTTTCCGGGCACAGTTAATGGGGCCTCTCTTAATTATTATGACGAAGGCACTTGGACAGCTACTTTAGGGGGGTCTACAACAGATCCGACAACCCCAGTTACATCCACAGGCCGCTGGACACGGATAGGGCGTATTGTTCGTGTTGAAGTTACATTTTTGAATGTGACTACTACCGGCGCCTCTGGACAAGTAGTAATTCGGGGGCTTCCATTTGCCCCGGCTGGGGTGAATGCTATGGGTCTAGTGGGGCTGTCAGGATTAGGAGCCAACCCAGCAGTTGGGATTGCTACCACCGGTTCCACTACCATATCTTTAGTGCAACAAGCTAGTATCGGGGCGACCATTTCTTATGGGGCCGGTACCGGACAATTTGTATACCTTTCTATGGAATATACTGTCTAATATGGCCTATCAATATACTAATAACGCCAGCACAACCTTATCCAGTTCGATTACTGCGGGAAGCTCAACAATTACTGTATCTACTGGTACAGGGTCTTTGTTCCCTATCCTTAGCGGCGGTAATGTTTTTAGAGGGACATTGGTAGATGCCGCCACGCAATCGTTACGGGAAATTGTACAGGTCACAGCAACTGCTGGAGATACGTTCACGGTTACTCGTGCGCAAGAGGGAACAACCGCTCGCGCCTACAATGCTGGAGATATTTTTTATTTAGATATTACCGCTGCCCAAGCAGGTGATTTTTTTAGTAAGACGTATGACACGTTTCCTAGCCAATCTGGGAGATTGATTGGCACTCAAATTATTACAACAACGGGCACCTATACTCCCACATCAGGGACAAATAGCATTGTATTCCAACTCGTAGGTGGGGGCGGTGGCGGCGGCAGTACGGCAGCGACTGCGGCTGGGCAGCTTGCTATGGGCTGCGGTGGCGGTGCTGGCGGTGTCGTTATCCATCGCGCAACTTCTGGATTCTCCGGGCAGACCGTGACAATTGGTACTGGTGGCAATGCAGGTACTGGGGGCACCGCAGGTAGTAATGGCGGAACGTCTACCTTTTTAGGATGTAGCGCTTTTGGGGGTTCTGGAGGAACGCAAGGTCCGGCCAGTTCTAGTACCAGTCTAGATCCGCTTGTAAGCGGCGGTAGTGCTAGTGGGGGGAACATTTTAAATAGCGCAGGTGGTTTTGGAGGCGCAGCATTCTACATATTTACCACAACCGGAAACATTGTCTTTGGTGGGGAAGGTGGTAGCAATATCTTAGCTCCCCGCGTGGCGCAAATTACCTCCGGGGGAAGTATTGGAGTAGGCCAAGCGGGCCAATTCCCTGGCGGAGGCGGGGGTGGTGCTAAAGCAGATTTAGCCGGGTTGGCTTCTCGTGCCGGTGGCGCAGGGGCAAATGGGGTTTGTATTATTTATGAGTATGCGTGAGAATTAAATGAGCACTAGTGGTTCCTATACATACTCGGTTAATCGGGATACCCTTATTGCGGCGGCATTTCGAGTTTTAGGCGTGTTCAACGACGACGCCCCGGCCCCCCCAACCGATGTAAGCAATGCTGTCCAAGCACTTAATCTGATGATTAAGCAGTGGATGGCGCGTGGATATCCCTTATGGTGTGTTTCCACAGTGACGGTCCCATGCACCAGTGGCGTAAATACCTACACTTTGGGACCATCAGGGACCGTTATTACGCCACGTCCCTTACGTTGTATTTCGGGACGTCTCCAATACACAGCTACATCTGGACTTGAAGTCCCGCTTATCCAATTGTCGCGGCAAGAGTGGGAAATATTAGGGCAAAAATCTAGCACAGGAACAGTAAATTCGTTTTACTATGATCCACAAACCATTAACGGGGTTATCCACCTTTATGTAACTCCAGATGCTACGCAGACGGGTAATAATGTATTGCTCACTGTGCAACGTCCGTTACAAGACATGCTAAATGCCGGGGATGATTTTGATTTCCCAATTGAGTGGCTAGACGCGTTAAAATATAACTTGGCGTCCGAAATGGTGGATGAATACGATGTCCCTTCCCCTAAAGCAGAACGGATTATCCAACGAGCAGAAACTCTTAGGGAAAATATGTTTGATTGGAGTGTGGAAGAGGCTAGTACCTTCTTTACTCCCAACATGCAGTACCTGCAAGCTAACAGCAAACGATGAAAACTATCCGCATTCCTCTTCCTGAAGACATTGGTAGTCGGGATTCTACTTTAGGGTTTGACTCGATTGCGGTCAATTGTTTTCTAGAAAAGGAGCAAGACGGGTCAAAATATTCAGTACTTCGGTTTGGGCTGACCCCGAGCCAAACTTTACCCGCCGGTCAGGCATTGGGGATGTTTGCGTTTAATTCTCAGCCTGTAACTGTCATTGGCGGTACTATTCGCTATAGCGGCAATACCCAGACTGGGCTGGATACAAATAGCCAATATCAGTTCGCATCTGTCAATCAGCCAAACACCAAGTTTATTGCAAAGAATAATTCGAATGCGTATGTTTGGACCGGATCTGCCTTTGCAAAAGTAACGGACCCAAACTACCCAGCCACGACTGTTCCTGGGGTTGTATATTTAGATGGTACCACTTATGTCATGGACCCCAACGGAACTATTTGGGGCAGTGCACTGAATGACCCCCAGACTTGGCAAGCCCTAAATTTTATCTCCGCCAATGCAATTTCCAATTCGGGCGTGGCCCTTACTCGCTATCTGAATTACGTGGTAGCGTTCTGCGATCAAAGTACGGCTTTCTTTCAAGATGTCGGCAATCCCACGGGATCTCCGCTAGCCCAAGCAGTCAGTTCGTTTAACTTAGTAGGCTGTGCCGCTGGAAATAGTGTAGTTTCGACTCAAAATACTGTTTATTGGATTGGTAAGACCCGGCAAAAGGGCCGCAGCATCTATATGCTCAACGGAGTAACACCGGTTGTGGTGTCTAACCAATACATTGATCGTATTCTTAACGCGGACCCGCTCACTACGGTATATGCTTATGCCCTGTCGATTGACGGTCACGATTTTTATATCCTTACCTTAAAATCGTCTAATCTTACGTTGGTATTTGACTCCAAAACAGGGGCATGGCATACGTGGTCGAGCACGGCCACAGGGACCACTCGCACAGCATCCTCTGCAAGCTATTCCGGCACTACCGTAACTGTTAATCTGCCGTCACATGGTCTGGTGAATGGCAGTATTGTAAATATTGGTGGCGTAGCCTCTTCGCAGTTTTTAGGCACTTATTTAATTACGGTTATCGATTCGGATAACTTTTACTATACATCGGCTAATTTCTCTACTCCCCAGGCTGGCATCAATACATTTCCTATGGGGGTAAAGCCCCTAAACGGAGCAATCGCCTCGATTGGGGCCGTGTCGATTACTTATTTAACTGTTACACCCTATGTTCAGAATTATTTTTCGGGTGTGTTTTATGCAAACACAGGACAAGATTTAATTCTAAACGAGACCTCCGGGATCATTTCTACTATTACGGAAGGACTTACTTCCGATAACGGGGCATTTATTTATAGAATGATGAGAACCAATGGTCTGGATTTAGGGTCAAATAAACGAGATTTCTATTCCCGTGCTGAGATCATTGCCGATAAAGTTCCGGGCACAGCATACATTGGGTACACTGACAATGATTATGTGTCATTCAGTCCTTTCCGCCCAGTTAATTTACTTTCCAGTAGGTCTCAACTTAGGCGATGCGGCATGTCTCGGCGTCGCGCATGGCAGATTATCTATTTTGGCAATTATTCCCCCCGATTCTATGATTTAGAACTGGATGTGGAAGAAGGCACAATGTAAAACTATATTCGGGGAATAAATGACATTATCCGATCTTCTTGGGGGAATTGGTCAGACTGCTGGCGGTATTTGGTCCGGTTTGGACTCCCTTTCCATGGGTGGGGAACTGGCGAGTATCGCCGATCCGTTTCGACAATATCGGGGCCAATTCGGACAGCAATTAGCGTCTTCTCAAACTGGCGCAGGTTCTGCCCAAAGCCTTATGCAGCAAGGTGGTCAGCAGGCAGGAACATATGCTTCCATGCTCCAAAACCTTGCCCAAAATCCCGGATCAATTTACAGCGATCCCACCTACCAAGCAGCTTTTGGTCAGGGCACCGAAGCAATCAACCGGTCCTTGGCAGCATCTGGGATGAATCTGAGCGGCAATCAGCTTACTGCCCTTCAGAACTACGGTATGACGCAGGGAGCAAACTTTTACAATCAGCGCCTGCAACAGCTTAGTGGATTGGAGAATAACGCCCTTGGCATGAATCAGCAAGGGTTTTCTCAGCTTGCCGGACTGTCGGGCCTATCCCAAGCTAACCCAGGCGCCGCCGCCTTAGCCCTATCCAACGCACGTAACCAAGCCGGACAGGGGTTTCAAGCAGCGGGGCAAGGACTGGGTCAGCTACTGGGCGGAAATGGCACAAGCAACATTGGAAGCCTTGTAAGGAACATCGGCAATTTGTTCGGCGGCAGCGGAATTGATCTGAGTTCCTTGGGCAGCATGTTTGGAGGCAGTGGCCTGTTCGGGGGGTCTTTAGCTTCCGGAATGGGTTCCGTAGACACCTTGGGAAGTATGTTTGGCACAGGGTCTTTCCTGCCTGGGTTCGGTAGTTCTGGCGGCGCTTTAGGTGGTGGGTTTACCGGCATCTTTGGTGAAGGTGGTTCTTCCCTGTTCGGGGGCCTTTCGGATTTTCTCTAGGCTCTTCTGGACTAGCCACATCCGGAGGAGCCAGTAGTGGTGGCTTAGGTAGTTTAAGTGGTGGATTAGGAAGTCTTGGGGCGTTTGCATTACCGGCAACTATTGCAATTGGCGGGCTGCTTAGTGGGATTCCTGACCTGATTAGCTCTGGCAATCATGCCACAATGGATCTGACTAATTCGATTAGTCGGTGGGCGTCTAACCCGGCGCAATTCTTTAGCCAATTGCAGTCTGGCACACAGGGAGGCGACGCTGGGGTATTTAGCCCGTTCTTCTCAAATAACGGAAACCCGAACACCGCTGCCAGCATGCAACAGGGGTATCAAAACTTTATGAATAGTTTGAATAGCGGTGGAGGCTTTTACACAGATCAAACCAAAGCCCAGCTTGCTAGCATTGCACAATATATGGTGAACAACCCAAGTACATGGAATGCTACTCAAAGTTTCCAAAAAACAATTGACGCCATGCACGGCGGAGTAAATTACGGCGAAGGGGCAGGAGGAGGTTGATTATGGCGGGACTAGGTGGATTGGCCCTGCTGGGCCTTGCCCAAGGGTTTAATCAGTATAACAAGGATCAGGAAGATCTACAATTCCTGCGACAATATCGGCAAGAGCAATTGCGCGGTATGCAGGATAACAACGCTCGCACCGAACTTGCAAACCAGATGCAGCAGCAGCAAATGCAGCAGCAGCAGATGGACCAGCAGTTCTTGGCGAGCTATATGGCGCAGCAAAATGGGCCGGACTATAGCCCCCAAGGGGCGAATATTCCTAGCGGAGAAATGTCACCGGGACACGTAAAGGCCGCAGCCAATCCAAAATCGCAAGGGTACGACTACAGCCCCGCTAACTTAGATCGTTTGGACCGACAAAATGGCCGGCCTGCGGGGACGCTACGCGCCTTCCTGTCGGCTGAGAATAGTGGAGATCAAGCCGTTTCTCCGAAGGGGGCCGTAGGCCGTTTCCAAGTACTGCCCACCACGGCGCAAAAGCCTGGGTTTGGGGTGGCCCCGTTTGATCCCCGAGACCCGGAAGGCGTGTCCAATTACGTTCAGGCATTGTACAACAAGTCTGGCGGCGACATGAAAAAGCTAGCCCAGTACTACAATGCTGGTCCGGGGGGAAACCCCAACAACAAAGAGACGCAAACCTATGTGCCCCGCTTTATGGCGGCACTGGACAAATACTCTAAGGAAGGTGTTGTTGCTCCCGCAACACAGGTTGCCGAACGCATGCAGGCTGGCGGTATTCCAGATCGCCAAGTTCAGCAGGCCGCTGTGCAACAACAGCAATCGATGGCGGATCGTTTAGAGCAAGCCTCACAGGCCGCATTCAAAGCAGGTCGATTTGATCTTGCTACCTCGCTAGGGGACAAGGCACGTGCTGCCCGAGCGGTGGAAGTTCAACAGCGCCAAATCGCTCTGAAGGAGCAAAAGGACGCCAATAACGAGGTGGCCGGAGTTATTAATGGAGTGAATGGGCAAGAGTCTTACATGACGGCCCTGAACTATATTCGTTCCGACCCCACCATGGCAAAGACCCTCCAAGGGCTGCGCCTGACCGGGGACTATAACCAAGACCGCCCGCAATTGGAAGCACTCAAGCGCCGTGTTTTGACCGTCAAGGATCAGAAAGAACTTGATCTGCGCCAACAGCAATTCGACATCAATGCCAAAAAGATGGAGATTTCTGAGAAGAAAGCTAATACAGAAGCTGCCGCTGCGCAGTCGTTTGACGAGTCCGAGAATAAACGTGCAGAAGCTGCTGCGGCTCTGGGTATCCCGATGCTGCCGCATAGTCAGGCCGTTCTCCAAGCACAAACGGCCAAGGGCCGTGATGCCGCCCTTAAACAGGAACAAGCCCAGGCTGCCAAGCAATTGGACCAGATCAATACGGATGCCAAGCGGGGCCATGAGTATGCCCAAGGCTTTAGCCGTCTGTTAAAGAATCTGGACGATCTGAAGACTGGGCCTTTGAACATGATTACTAATAATAATCTGTGGACCTTGGACCCGAAGGTTGCGGCCTTTGATAAAGAAGCCAACCAGATTATTAACGACGTTCAGATGTCGATGAAGGGTAACGGAGCATCCACGGCCAAGATGGCTGGAATTATTGCAAAGTCCAAGCCGTCTTCGACTTTGCCGCAAGACGCTAACCGCTATATTTTGGAATTGGGTATTGCTATGGGAGAAAATGCTCTTGCCCGTTCCGAATTCCTTAATTCTTGGGGGCAAGTGAACACAGACATCCATGCCGGAGAACGCCTGTGGGAACGGTATGAGGCATCACAACCCGCATACACCCGTATGCCGGATGGAACTTATGTTGTGAATAAGAAGCGTATGGCTTGGAAAGATTGGCTGCAACAAAACGGAACTGAATAATGGCGGATACTCCTTCGTATGCTGACCCGCTCATGGCGGGGTATAACGCGCAAGAACCGGTAAAACCTCTCACAGACGAACAAAAACGGTCCTTGCGCCGTCCCGGGGACACGGCGTCTGCCACCAGTGGTGCTGCGGCATACCAAGCCCTTACCTTGGGGTTTGGGGCTGACGTTGATGAAATGATTAAGAAGGGGCAGGGCCAAGAAACCCGCCGTTTGGCTGCTTCGTTTAAAGCCGATCACCCGTTCCTTGGTATTGCTATTGATGCCGCTGGGGCGGCGCTTGTCTCCAAAGGGGTAGGTAACGCTGTAGGTGCGACAGGACTGCCCGCAGCGATGCCTAAGACCTATGCCGCGCTATCGTCCCAAGTGGGCAGTAATGCCTTGGTGGGTGCGGCCATGGGTGCGGGTTCTGGCGGTACGATTGGTGAACGGCTGGAATCGGCCCTCTTTGGAGGTGCCGTAGGTGGGGCAGGCGGATATGTGATTCCTAAAGTCACGGCAGGGCTTGGCAAGATGGCTTCCCGTGCAGCAGAGGCAGTAGGTATTGCTGACCCGGCCAAGCTGGCATTAGGCAAGATCCGGGAAGGTGTGGAAGCTGCCGGGTATAAATTCAAAGACGTGCTCAATCGGATGGCAGCTAATCCGCAGGAGCGTCTGGCCGACATCGTTCCGGATATTGAATCTGTGGCCCGTCAAGCAGGCGCACAGGGATTAAAGCAGCTTCGCCGTCTTGAAGAGAACGTACGGCAATTCTCGTACGAACAGAACAAGCGTTTCAGTGACGCTACGGCGGTAGCCGCCAGCCCCTATAACTCCCTCAAGAACAAGGTATCTGACGTTATCAGTACCATGTCCAAGGAGATGGACGAGGCATACAAAGCGTCCTATAAGAAGAATGTTCCAATGTCGGAAGACTTGGACAAGCTGTTTAAGACCGCTCCGGCCCAAGCCGCTATTGCTGAGGCCAAGAAGAACCTAGCCACAGACATTTCTCTGGGTAAAATCCCTAAGCAGAATTACCAGACAGGTAAAGAAGTGCCGCTGGCGTTCTTGGATAAAACCCAGCGGGCTTTGCAAGAGCAGATCGCTGCCGAGAAAGATCCTGCCATGAAAGCATCTTTGATTGAAATGAAGTCAAAGATGACTGAAATGATGAAGAAGGCGGTCCCCGAATATGCCAAGGGTTCGGAATATTCCGCTGTGCTGGGGCGTGGAAAAGAAGAGGCTGCCCAATTAGGAGTTCAATGGGGCAACAAGTTCGCTCAAGGCGTGCCGGAAGCCGATATGGAAACGTTCCGAGCAATGACACCGTGGGAAAAGATGCACGCCCGGTTCGGCTTGATGGATGGTATTCATGACTATCTGACCATGCCGGGAAACAAATCCACCGAGTTCCTACAACGCACTATGCAGGCGTTGGAATCCCCGGAAGTCAAGGAGATTCTTGGCACAGCACGTGGAGCAAACTACCACGCGCAAGTCAAGTCTGCCGTGGCTAAAGAGTACCAACGTGCAATCAATTCCAATAACCTGATTAAGGGAATGAACCGGGCGGAAGCCAATGACGAATCCATTACCACTGCTGCCAACTATATGGGAGGCAAGCTGATGGGAGAATTTGGTATTGTGCAGCGGATCATGGCTAAGTCTTCCATGGGCCAAGCACAGGCCAAGGAAATTATTGACGCGGCCACTAAACCGGGTGGCCTGACCGATCTTGCTGCTTCTGGTAAATACAACCAAGAAGTGATTGATCGGGTTAAACAGCTACGTGCCCTGCTCAATTCAGCCGCTGGTCCGGCTTCCGTATCGGCCACGGGCGTAAATCAAACCACTCTGCGCAGCCAAGGGCGTGCTACTGACCAATGAAAATCCTTTTAATCGACCTGTGCGGAGCCGCGCTCGATTGGGCGCAGCAATGCTTGGAAGTGGGGCATGAGGTGCGTATGTGGTGTGGCCCTCGCAAAGACGGTACGCGCTGCGATGTGGGGGACGGGATTGTGCAACGTGTTCCCCGCTGGGAACCGCATATGGATTGGGCAGACCTGATCTTTTTGACGGACAACGCCAAGGAAATTGAAAAACTGGAGCCATACCGTAAAAAGGGATACCCAATCTTTGGCCCAGGTGTAGAGGCTGCCAAGCTGGAATTAGACCGCGATGCGGGACAGCAAGCCTTTAAGAAAGCCGGTATCGATATCATGGAATCGATTGAGTTCAATGACTACGACAAAGCCATTGAATACGTCAAGAAGACCATGAAGCGGTATGTGTCCAAGCCCTCAGGGGATGCGGATAAAGCCTTGTCGTATGTGTCCAAGTCTCCGGCTGACATGATCTTCATGCTTCAACGTTGGAAGGAGATGGGCAAGAACAAATCTCCGTTTATCCTACAGGAGTTTAATCCTGGAATTGAAATGGCTGTGGGAGGCTGGTTTGGCCCGGTAGGCTGGTCTAAGTGGTTCTGTGAGAATTTTGAGCACAAGAAGCTGATGGCCGGAGATAACGGCGTTAATACCGGTGAGATGGGCACTTGCCTTAAGTACGTAGAGCATTCCAAGTTAGCTGATGAAATGCTGCTACCCCTCACTGGCATGCTCAAAAAGATGAACTACGTAGGCTATGTGGATGTGGCTGTTATCATCGATAAAGAAGGCAAGCCGTGGCCCCTGGAATTCACAACCCGCCCCGGTTGGCCGTGCTTCATCATCCAGACCGCACTCCATCTAGGAGACCCGGCTCAATGGATGCTGGACTTGATCGAAGGCAAGGACACTCTGGAAGTTCTGGAGGGGGAAGTTTCTACCGGCGTAGTGATGGCAATTCCAGACTTTCCGTACGGCAACAAGAAGAAGGAAGAAGTATCCGGCTTTCCGATCTATGGAGTTGAAGGATTCTTGCATACCGACATCCATCTATGCGAAGTCAAGATGGGCAAAGCCCCCATTGAGAAAGACGGTCAAATCGTGGATGGCCGGATGTTTGTCACAGCGGGGGACTATATCCTTGTCGCCACCGGTACCGATTATTCTGTTGCCGGATCTGCAAAGCGGGCATACCGTGCGCTAAAGAAAGCCGAAGTTCCTAATAGCCCGATGTGGCGTATTGATATCGGTAAGCGCCTAGAAAAGCATTTGGAGGAAATCCAAGAGCACGGCTACGCGGACGGGTGGAGCTACGAATAATGGCATTCCAAAAACTAGACCGATATCCGACTAAGGAAAATACGTTTGACGTGCCCCGAATGGGGCAACGGCCTGATACCACAAGAAACGATACCTGGGAACGCTGGCTGGATCGTTTGTGGAATTGGGTGACGCAGGGCCTGACCGTATTTTCCAGCAGTGGCACAGTAGGAACCACTGCTTTAGTGGCAGGTACAAAAACAATCAGCACTACTAAAATTACAGCAAATACTCTGGTGTTTCTCACAACCCAGACCGCAGTAAATGCGGGTGCCTATACAATTACAAGATCAGTAGGTAGTAGCTTTACAATTACGTCCAGCAATGGTGCTGATACGTCAACATTAGCTTACATTTTAGTGGAACCGGTATGAGTGATAACGATAATATTGCAATGAGGGTGGCGGAACTTGAAGAATCGGTAAAGGCAATGCAATCCGATATCAAGGATTTGGTGGAGGCATGGCGAACAGCCAATGCCGTGGTGGCAGTCTTTAAATGGTTATTTGTTCTCGGTGCCGGTGTGGCCGGCGCCTATAATTTCTTCTTTAAATTCAAGTAATGGATTATGCACGTAAAACCTCCTCACAGGGGGTAGAGTTTATCAAGATGTTTGAAGGTTTCAGCGCTGTGCCGTACAACGATAGCGCTGGCCTGCCCACCATTGGATTTGGACACCTGATTAAGCCTGGAGAGGTCTTTGGAGCGATTTCCAGCGTAGAAGCTACTTCCCTACTGGCACGAGACCTAGAGACTGCTGAGGGGGCCGTAAACACGGCTGTGCAGGGTACTTTGACCCAATCCGAGTTTGATGCTTTGGTGTGCTTTACCTACAACTTAGGGAAAGGGAATCTGGATAGTAGCACACTGTTGAAGAAAATTAACGCTATGGCCCCAATTGTAGAAATTGGTACGGAGTGGGGCAAGTGGATTAATGCTGGAGGAGTTCCAGTAAAGGGCCTGAAAGCACGCCGTCTGGCTGAGTACACTTTGTACGAAAGTGGGGATTACGTCTTGGCTGAACATGTTTATCGTCAGAATCAAAAATGAATAAAGAATTTCGGGAAAGGCAACAACAACGTAGTGCTGAGAAAAAGAAACAAGAGCGCCGCGAAGAGCGCAAGCAGAAGCGCGATAGATGGGGGTAGCATATGGGTTTGCGAGAAGTGGTTAGGCAACTGTTTACGGAATCGGACAACCAGACTCACGATATTGTAAAGTATCTGGCTGTGATGTCAATCCTGTCTGCTTTGGGTTTGGCGTTTTGGGACATTGTTGTCAATAAGGCACATTTCGATGTGCTTAACTTCGGGGGTGGGGTTGCTGCCTTGTTTGGCGGCGTAGGAGTCGCTCTTGGATTGAAACGTGAGTGTGAAAAATGATGCTGGGAATCAGGACGTATCTTGAGGCTGGGATTGCGATTGTATTGCTGGCGGCTGTTGCGTGGTTCAAACTTGAAGCGGACCATCGCCAAACTACTATCAACGAGCTTACCAAGCAGGTAGCGGCAGCCAACGCCGCTATCGATACGCAGAATGCGGCAGTGGACGCTATGAGAGCACAGATTGACGCCGCTAACAAGGCACGTGATGCAGCTTTAGCACAAGCAAAGAAAAACGCCCAGTCAAACTACAACCGGGCAAAAAAACTTCAGGAGGCAATTGGTTCTACTTGTGAGGATGCGCAGAATCTGTTTCTAGAGAGTGTGAAATGAAATACCTTTGCTTAGTGCTACTGTTGGCTGGGTGTGCCTCGACCGTCAAAACAGTTCAAGTGCCTGTGCCGGTCAAATGCAACCCACCGCAGATCGAGAAACCCCAGTTTCAGTATCCTGCCTGCGTACAGCCTGGAGAATCCGTGTTCAATATGACTAAATGCGTACTGTCAGACATCCAATTGCATTTAGGGTATGAAGAACAGCTAGAGGCTGCTTTAGGTGGCTGCTAGGTCCAAGAAATCTTAAAACAACTGTGGGGGAATGTCTGAGTTACAAGATACCCACAATCCCCACACAAATACCCGCACATGTCTCCAGCAATATCTGCTTCTATAGCTACATGCACATGGTATTTCCCAGTTCTGGCAGCTTCAAGAATTTTTTCCGAAATTTCGGCTTTAGTTTTGGCAAGCCGCGTTTCTCGATCTGACACTGGGTCAAACTTGTCAGCAATTTCTTTTGCTCGATTAGCGTGGATCATTTAACCTCCAATAGTCCTAACTCTAGCATCATACCGTAAGTCTTCAAGGCAGCATTGAGGAAAAATACCTCTTTCTCCCTGCGATTGAGCTTGGTGCCTTGGTCATATTCAGTATGGCACCGAAAGCACAGCCACGCAATCGCCCAGTCATTTGCCTTGATTCCCCGCCCCTTCCCATGCTGCAACATGTTGCTGTGTGCGGACACTACCGTACCATCTTCAGTGCCACAGTTCGCACAACACTTCCCATTTGCAAGCGCCAGCAGCTTCTTATTTCTGTACATCGTTTACTTTGTGAAGAAGGGCTAAAGCTTCTTTAAATTCGGGAATATTCGCCTTTTGCGAAAATATCTGCGCCTGTTTCAAAAACTCCAAAATATAAGAATCCAACAGAGCATCATCAATCCATGTTTGGGTTTGGTGACTAGTCATCCCATTTCCTCCAGTCTACGCAGCAAATCAGTGCAATCACAAACAGCACTGCCACAAGCAATCCTAGCATTGAATCCCCCTATCGTTGAATCCATCGTGGTAGCCTAAGGCGTAGGCATGGTCAGTGTCTGCCTTGTAAATCTTGAATAGCTCATCCATATCTTCCAGCAGGATCTCTGGGCAGTTCTTCTTGAGCCATTCGTACAGCTTGTGCTTAGTGAGTCGGTTATTTGGGCGCATTTTCCTCTTCCTTGTCCCGCACTCGTCGGCAGTCATCTCGGGCAATCTGCTTGCCCATCTTATAGGCCGTATTTGCTACTTCTTGTAATTCTGCATTGTGGCGCTTTTCAATCTCTGCGGCCTTTTGCTGATCTGCCGCCATATCCACATACATGGCCCAACACCAAAACCCCAGGGCAAAGATGATTGCAATAAACGATGGGTCTTTATACCATTTCATACGTCCTCCACCGAATCTAGTTTAACTTGATACCCCCACAGATATTCTACTGCACCCAATACCTTCTTAGGGTCTTTAAGTTCTACCCCATTGTACTTCTTGTGGGTCAAATACAACGTACGGCTGTAGCGAAGATCGGCCCGTTCCACCTGAATATGGGGCTGGCGCTGTGACTGAGTGTACATATCTGCTAGAGCGGTACGAACCTTCTTGTACCCGCGCTCGTTCTGGATAAAGTCCACCGTGTAATGGGTGTCCTTACTATCGTTTACCCTAAACAAATGATATTTGCGGATCAGGTTAGGTGACAGGAATTGTCGAATAAACGACTCATCCCGATAGTTCACCATAGCTTCTCGTAGAGTACTTTTCCATTCTCTGCCAGCGATATCTGGAAACCATTCTCGGTCTTCATCACTCGGATGCTCACACATCCTTCGGATGTCTTGGAACATGTTAAACCCAAGCCAATATGGGTTGAATCCAGAGTAATAGGGAGAATCGTACCGTGATTGTAATACAACTCCGCTATGGCTAGCGACAAATTCGAGGTATTGTCCATCGGTAAGTTGTCCTTTCTCCCAAAGCCGGTTCATGATGTAGTAGTGAACAAAGGTAGCCCAACCCTCATTCATCACCTTAGTTTGTGCTTGCGGATAGAAATACTGGGCGATCTTACGCACAATCCGCACAATCTCACGCTGCCATTCCTCCAGTACTGGGCTATGCTTTTCCAAGAAATACAGCAGGTTTTCTTGGGGTTCGGGAGGAAAGGTTTCAAACTCTTCTTCTACGTCGTCAGGGGCTGACGGTGTGATTGTGTCATAGAGATAGTGGGCTTCTCGCTGACGTTGTTCACTACGATCTTGGGCACGAGTGATTTCATCCTGCAAAGACAGTCGTCGAGGTCGTTTGTACCGATCAACCCCATAATCTTGCAGGCTGTGGCAGGCGTCAAGCGTCCACTCAACCTCATCGTATCCGTACTTTTGTTCACACTCAAGTATGAATCGGCGGGCGAAAGAAAGATAGTCCAGAATACCTGCTGCGTCAGTCCATTGCTTGAATAGGTAGTTGTTCCTGAAGAAGTCCGAATGCCCATAGCTCGCGTGTGCAATCACAAGTGCCTGCATCGTCATGGTGTTCTCTTCCATAAGGTACGCAATGCACGGGTTAGAGTTAATGACGATTTCGTACGCCAGACCAGACATACCCTTTCGGTACTGGTATTCGTCCCGTAGGTAGCGCTTACCGAAACTCCAGTGGCTATAGTTCATCGGCAGGCCGGTAGAGCTATACAACTCCAGCATCTGATCGCTGCTAATAATTTCGATCTGTGCTGGGTAAGGCTCTAGGCCCAGTTCCTCAGTGGCGATCTTCTTGATAGCTTGATCTGTCTTCTCGATCAGCTTAAAAGACCACTCATTACCTGTGAATAGGGGTCTCATGGAATCACCGAATTTCAATCTCCGGGACGATTTCCGAAGGTTTAAAGATTACCTTGTAATGGTATTCACTTACATTGGCCGCGTCGATTTGTTCGATGAAGTACGTTACATTATCTGACAAGCCCAGAAAATGTTTTTTATAAGCGTTCGGGCCCGTTTTACACACAATGGCAAGTTTTCGATCAGTGCTACTATTGTCTTTAGAACAAAGGCCCTCGATAGTTAGCATGTAGTCTCCCGTAATTCCGTTATAGAACACAATACGCCGGTTAATCTTAAAATTATCAGCATCTGTGGAGAGATTGCGGGAGGCTACATCTGCGTCATTTGAGCATGCGGCCAGGAAGAGTGCAGAAACACAGGCGGTAATAAATTTATTCATGGTTATTCCACTCCGAAAACAAATAATCCTCAATGTGGTCGTCAATCATCTTTGCAAGGGCCTGCTCTGCCGCTGTGCCGTGGCTCCACCGATCCAAGATTTCATCCATGGTGTTGCTGGTAGAGAAATAGGTAATGAGTTCGTAGTTCATGATTAGTCCTCTTTCTTGAACAGTTCCTTAAACACCATCCAGATGTCCTTAACACTCAGGGCCTGCTTAATCTGTAGATTAGCATAGTCTGGCAGCATTGCCGAGAACATTTCCCACAGTTGGCTAGGAGTCACAGGGCTGGAATACCGATTAGGGATATCCAGATAGGCATAGTACTGCACTTTAGGCAAAAGATCATTCAGGACGGCAATACACTTCTTGTCATCCGACCAGAAATTATCTCCATCTGAAGCCTGGGCAATATAGATATTCCAGTCTTCCAAAGGGTATCGTTCCTTGATAACCTTGTTCACCAACTCCAGTCCCGTAGAAACTACAGTGCCCCCACTTTCTGGCTTGTAGAAGAAATCAAACTCATTACATTCTTCTGCAATGGAATGATGTCGTACAAATACCACATCTACCCGCTCGTACTTACGGTTAAGGAAAATCTTCAGTAGCAGGAAGAACCGCTTTGCGATGTCCTTTTCCCGTTCTTCCATCGAGCCGGACACGTCCATCAGGAAGAACACAACTGCTTGTGAGATCGGGTAGGGCTTAGGCTCAAACGCCTTGTACCGAACATCAATCGGATCAATCCACGGGATAGCCTTAGTGCGCTGTTTAAGTTCTTCCAGCCGTGCCAAAATGTCTTGGCGGGCGTCTTCCTCGTGTTCTTCCAGTTCCTCTAGTGCCTGTTCCAGTTCTTCAATCTTGTCACTGGAGGGCCGACCTAGGCCAATACGGCGACCAAGACTATTGCGCATAGTACGCACAAGAGCAAGATTAGTAGGGCTACCAGAGGATGTAAAACCGGCACGTCGAATTCGGACACGCTCCAACTCCATCAAAGTCTTCTTTTGCAGATCGGGTAACTCCAGATCTTCAAAGAAGTAATTCAAGAATTCCTCTTGGGTGAGAGTGAACACGAACTCATCTTCGCCTTCCCCGTCTTCTGAGGCTTCCCCACCCTTGCCACCCCCTTGCGGGGGTTTATTGATGGTGTCGCCCTCTACAAAATCCTTGTTCCCAGGAGCTACCCAATCCTTTGAACCGGTATCCCAATCATGCTGAAAGGTAGGCTCATCAATCCCCTTGACCGGGACTTTAACCTTACCTTTCTGCAAATCCTCCAGACTGCCATCGGTAATGGCGTCATCCACAGCCCTACGAACCTGTTTGCTGGCCCGCTTGAGGAATTTCTCCCGACTGTTGATGTTCCGGTCCCGAGGCGTCTCCCGGCGATCGATGATTACTGACATATCGGTCCTTTTCGTAGTTATAACTTTTGTACGCTTCTAAAGGACTTGCCCCATACCCTACAGGAATATATGGAAAATCCTTTTCAGCCCCGGGGTACCAAGCCATACAAGTCCAAACACCAAACTCATACAAAATATGAGGCTTCATTAGTTAGCCTTGTGTACGCGGGAGTGCCACTCGACCAGTCGGCGGACTTGCTTCTCGGTATAGCCTCGCTTGACCATCCGAGACACAAACTCAGTGTGTTTGCGCTCTGAATCCTTGTCCTTTTTGGTGCCAAAGCTAATCACCGGAAGCATGTCTTCCATCTGACCGAACATTGTTTTTTCGATCACTTCCTGCAACTTGGCGTAGCTTGTCCAAGCCGGGTTCTTGCCCCCGTTCTTGGCACGTGCGCGCAGGCAGAAGTTCACCACCTCATGACGGAAGTCCTTCGGGTTGGCAATCCCTGCGGGCTTTTCGATCTTGGACATGGCATCATCCAGGGCCTTGCGGTCCATTTGCAGGTGCGTATCGGGGTCTTTGTAGTCCCGATCCTGAATCCACGCATCGGCATATTCCACGTAGTTATCAAACGTGTTCTGCCCAAAATCTGCATAGGATTCCAGATACGCCTTCTGAATCTCGTTACCGATATACTCCGCGTAGCGGGGTGCCAGATCGCCCTTCACAAAGTTGATGAGCTTCTTTTCCGCTTCTTCAGGGAATTGCTCATTGCGAATTGCCTTTTCAAGCACGAATAGCAAGTGCACCGGGTCTGCCGAGATTTCTTCAGGGTCCAGATTGAAGGCTTCGGACAGGCGCTTGAACGCAAAGCGCGTGCTGATTCCTTCCATACCCTCATCCACTCCCGCGACTGTCTTGTATTCGTGGAGCGACTTAGCCCGGGGATCACTGTCCTTAGTGTTTTGACCATCGTACACTCGCATCTTGGAGTAATAGGAGCTATTCTCATGCTCCTTCAGACGTGACATGACGCAAAATTCTGCAAGAATTCGGAGGGTTTCCGGGACGCATGGCGCGTCTTTGAGAGAGGACGACGATAGCATCTTGCGGTAAATTTCTTGCTCTTCGGTGACACGGAGGCAATACGGAAGTTTGATGACGCAAATTCGGTCAAGAAACGCTTCATTATTCTTGTTGTTTCGGAACGTCTTCCACTCACTTTCGTTAGAGTGCGCAAGAATGATGCCTTGGAATGGAATCGCAGAAATAGCTTCAGTTCCGACATAGTTACCTTCCTGTGTGGCCGTCAGCAGCGGATGCAAGACCTTGATGGGCGCCTTGAACATTTCCACGAA